AGCCCGGCGGAAAGCGGATTGATCCAGCATCACCCGGACCAGTATTGGGCAATCAGCGACGGCACGCGCCCGGTCCACGTCCGGACGATGGCGTCAATGTCGAGCCGCTTGCGCAGCGACACCTGCGGCACCAAGAGGAAGACCACCGTCGTGGCCTGGCCACTCTTGCGCCGGTTCTTCACCGCCAGCCCCTTCTTGTTGATGCGGCTGTCGTCGGCGACCAGCAGGCTCGGACCCGTCCGGCGATAGACGAAGCGAAGCCGCATGCCGGTGCGCCGCTCCCAGCCGCCCGGCGTGATCTTCTTGCGCCCGCCGGTCTCGCCCAAGCCACTCTTGCCGGCCGCCGGCGTCGGGATCGCCAGCCAGAAGCCAGCCTTCGATCGGATCGTCACGCCGCGGTCGAAGGCATCGATGATCACCGGCGCCTTCGACCAGACATAAGCGGCCGCATCCAGGCTGGTACCGGTTTCAGGATAGGTCCGGCCGCGCCAGGTCCGCGACAGCCGCGCCCCCAATCCGGCCGAGACCACATCCTGGCGCAGCGCGTCCTTGAGGCCGGTGGTCACGGCCTTCATGCCGGACGTGATCGCGCGCTCGACATCCTGCTCGCTCGCGGCGATCACCTGACGGAGATCGTCAATCTCGACCGCGATCCGCATGTCAGACCTGCACCGCTTCGCACGACCACACGAGGCCGAGGCTGTCGATCGTCGGCGCGCCGATGATCTTGAATGTCTCGCAGCCAATCTCGACCACGTCGCCGTCCTGCGGGCTGGCGACCTCCGACGTGCGGACATCCAGGACCAGCGTCGGCAGCACGACGCTGGTCCTGCCGAAGCTCTCGGCGGCATCCGGGGATTTCCGGAGGACCCGCGCGGCAACACCGGGCGGAGTGCCGCCCGGCTGCCAGATCGCCGCCACGCCGATGTTCGGATCCTCGAAAATCGCATCGATGGCGGCGGCAAACGCGTTCATGTGAAGCTGCCATTGAGCCGCACGCGGCCGACGGTCTCGCCGGCGCCGCTGCCGACCGCCTCGACCGCCACCCCGATCAGCGTGTTGCCGGAGGACGTGGTGGTCGTCTGCTTGTTGGTGTTGTCCCAATAGACCTTGGCGCCGACGGTCCAGGCCTGCGAGCCGACCTTCTTGAGATCGAGTACGCCATCGACGATGGTTTCGACCGGATCGTTCAGGGCCGCCGCCGCGATCGCCACGCCGAAGATCGAGCCGACCAGCAGGCCGTCGCCGGACGCGACGGCATAGGGAGCGGCAAGCGTGATGGTGTTGCCGGGCTGAACATAGGTCTTCATCGTTCACGTCCTCATTGATGCAAAGCGGGCGGTCTTTGAGCCGCCCGTCGCGTCGTGGATCATCCAGCCGGATCAGGCACCGGGATTGCGATAGAGCCCGCGCCAGTCGATCGCCTTGGCGCCGAAGTCGAGGCGACACTTGATCTCGACGCCGTCGACGTCGAAGCCGTTGCGGGTCTCGATGTACGGGCCCTGCTGGCCTTCGAGGTAGGCGTATTCGATGGTGTCGATCTGGGCGGGGTTGGCCGCGAGGTACCATGCCGTGAGGCTGGTGGCGTCGAGCCGCGGCTCGGCGATCGGCGTCAGCGTGCGGATCGACTGCGGCACCACGTCCGCCGTCTCGCCGGCACGAGGTTCTGGGCAATCAGCTGCTCGGCCACGAGTTCGAGCGCGGCCGGCACGAGCACATAGGCCGGGCGGATGTTAAGCACGGTCTTCTTGTCGAGGCCGGTCTGCTTTGCCATCTCCGCGCGGGCCGCACCAAGCGACGTCGCGCTGAGCGCCGCGCCCGACGATGCCAGGTTCTTGTGCGTCGCGTGGAACAGCGCAACGCCGTCCGCCATATTGGCGTTGGCGGTCACGATCCCCCACACGACATCGCTCTCAAGGGTGGCGATCGCCGTGCCGTACATGGCGGGAATGCGGGTGAAGGCGTCGAGATCGTCATTGATCAGCACCTGACGGGTGATCGCAACCACCCGGCCATAGGTCTCCAGGCGATAGCTCTCCTTGGACTCGGCAAGCGTGCCGCGCCGGAACTCGCCGCCCTCGGCCACCTTGAGCAGCTGCGGCGCCTCGCCGATCTGGACGCGGTTCAGGGCCTTGAAGTCGGTCGCGAGAACCTGCCGACAGAACGGCACGAAGGTGCGCGGATAGACGTCATAGGCCTGCCGCAGCGTCTTGTTGGTGACCGCCGACAGGATCTCGGGAAAGTCGGAGGTCGAATGCAGCGCACGCGTGGCGATCTCGTCACGAGAGAGGCCACGGACGTTGACGCCCACCGAACTCAGCTGCTCGCGAGCAAGTTCAAGCAGCGTCATGCCGCGATACTCGCGTGCGGGATCGGTCAGCGGGAACAGCGCCGGGGCGTAGCGATGGAGGAGCGCATTGGCCACCGCCTCGCGGCGGGTCACCCGCTCGTCGCGCCCGCCGAGCGGCACTGAGACGTGCGGGAAGATGCGGGTTTCATTGGCCTTCGCTGCAACCATGTCGATAACCTCGCGCCGCGCCTCGTCGAGGCTGACGCCGCGCTTCACGAGATCGTCGGCAACGCCGCGCTCCAGGTTGAGGCGTCCGACCAGATCATGGATGGTCGAGACGCGCTCGCGCTCGGCGTCGCGGGCGCGGGTCGCAATCGCCTCCGCATCCGGTGCAGAACTCGCGCCATTCTTGGCACCTTCGGCGGAACGGGCCGGCTCGGCGGAACGCAGGGGTTCCGCCGTCGTGTCGACAGTCGTGTCGTCCATCGGGACTGACTCCATGGGCTGGGCGTCGGCGCGCTGGACGACGCAGGGGATGAGACGGTCTTGCCACCGGAAGCCGGCCGCGGCATCGGCGCCGATCGGCACCGCCGAGATCTCGAAGGGGGTCCAGTCGATGGCGCGCCACAGTTCGGGCCCGCTATCCCGCTTGGACACCTCGTATTTGTGCACTTGATAGCCGATCGACACCGCGCGGATGTGCCCGGCCTCGATGTCGCGCCAGATGGTCTGCGCATCCTCGCGATCGGAGAACCGCACCCGCGCCAGACCGCGGCCGCCCTCGATCCGGGCGCTGCCCGGCACCACCGAGCCGATCACACTGTCGAGTGCCGAGGCGTCGTGCACCTTGAGCAGGGGCGCACCATTGTTCAGCCGGTCGAGCCGCACCTTGCCGGGCTCCATCGCCAGCTCCTCGTCGAACGGTTCGCCGAAGAACGGATGGCGGCGCACGCGGGCGCCGGTCGACCACACCACCTCGATGGTGTGCTCGTCGCGGTCGATGGTGGCCGGCATGAGGTCTGCCGCCCGCATCAGCGGCGGCAGGTTCACATGATAGGTCATGAAGATGTCCTTGAAGGTCAGGCCAAGGATGGATCGCTTGATGCCGCCTGCATCACGCCGGTCTTGGTGACGCGGCGGGGATCGCTGTCGAGCACGAGGCCGAGTTCGTCGAGCTTGGCGTTCATCGCCGCGATCTCGGCGAGCACGGCATCCGGGTTGTGGCCCTGACGGGCGATCGCCTGCGCCAGCGACATCGTGCCGGAGCGCAGCGCCAGAAGATCGGCCATCGCGTCCTTCAGCGGATCGACCGCGTCGAACTTCGGCGGCGACCATTCGACGGGAATGGAGCCGCCCGGCTGCATGTATTTGTCGGCGGTGCGCGGCGGCTGGCCGGCCACTCACGCCGCCTCGTAGAACCAAGCCCAGATCGGCTGGCACAGCAGCGGAATGACGATCTGCCACTGGATTGCGTCGACCAGCCGGCGGAACTCGACGAGACCGGCGCGGATCGAGGAATAATTGACCTGGCTGAGGTCGCCGGTCAGCAGCTCGTAGGGCATGCGGAAACCTGCCGCCACGATGTGCAGCTGCGCCCGCAGCCACTCGCCGGTGCCGGCCGTGGCCGCCGGCTGGTTGAACTTGATATCATTGCCGCCCCGGGCGTACACGATCAGTCCGGGCTCGAACTGCTCGATCCGCTTGCCGTCGGCGTCGACGACCGAGGGCGCAATGCCCTGATCCGGCTCGTCGGCGCCGAGCACGACACCGACGACACAGGACTCGATCTGCTTGCGCTTCAGTTCAGAGACCGTCCAGTCGTCGAGGTCGCGCAGCACCCGCATCACCGGCGCCCCCCACGGCACCCCGCGCACCTGCGTGCGCTGGCGCTCGTAAAGATGCACCACATCCCGCGCGGGCACCGCCACGCTGTCGAACCGCCGGCGCAGCGAAGCCACCGCCTCGCCGGGATGCTGGGCGTAGAGCCAATAGGCCCGGCGCCGGCCGATCGGGTCGAACTCGACACCCTGCAGCACGCGGCCGCCATCGGTGAGATCGCCGTTGCGGGTCGAATCCAACAGATCGGCCTCGATCACCTGCAGCTGCACCGGCACCGCCAGCCCGTCGCTGGCCAATCTCGGCCGGCGGCGCACCAGCACCTCGCCAGCCTCGACCATCTCCCGGATCGCCAGCGTCTGAAGTCCATAGATGTCCATCCGGCCGTCGGCATCGCATTGCGCGGACCACGCCTCCCACAGGGCGTTGACCTTGTCGTCGAGCCGGGCACTTCCGGTCGCCGCCCGCGGGATGATGCCGGCCCCGATGATGTTGTTGACCAGCACCGATACCGCCTTGGCCGCGTGCGGATTGTTGCGCACCAGATCGCGCATGCGATCGCGCAGCAGCGCACCCGTGCCGGCCACGTCACCCACGCATCCCGTTCCTCGCGCGCCAGCTGGAACACCAGCGCGATCGCCCGTGGGCGGTCGATCAGCTCGTTCTTCATCTTCTGAAGGCGCAGCCGACGCTCCTGGGCCTTCAGCACCTCGTTGGCGGTCTTGGCTTGCAAGAAGGTCGTCCCGCCGCCGGTGATGGGTGTTGCAAGACCATTTTCGCGCAGCGTGTCACCGACCGCCGAGAGCGCCGCGTCGGGCACCGGCTTCATCTTGGCGTCGCCAGAGCCCTGGTGCTGCTTGGCGGGGTCGGTCGTGACCGCGCGGCGGGCGTCGCTGGCTGCAGCATCGATCGATCCATCGGCATGCAGAACCAGCCGACCGGCGGACTTCGCCTTCTGGATCGCGCCCCGCGACAGCCCGACATGGGCGGCGTAGCGGCGCTCGCTCATGCCCTGCATCGAATCTCCGAAACAGCAATGAACCGAAGGTCCGCGTAGAAAACGCCAGTTTTCCCAGCGAAATGATGCGCTTATCCGCTTGATGGTGCCGCGGAAACGAGCCTGTATGGGTTCAGAGACCAAGGAGATCCCCGATGACCCGCCGCACCGACAACGCCAAGGCCCTCGACGCCTTCATCGCCAGGAAGGCCGAGATCGACGCCATGCTGGCGCGACTTCAGGCCCTCAGCGAGGATCATTTCGAGGTCCATCCCGACGAGGTCCACTGGGGCCATGTCGGGACGCTCGCCCATTATGCCGAACTCCTCAAGCGCATCACCGACAGCGCGTTCAAGGAGGGCGAACACGCCGCGTGACCGGTACCTCCTGCCGCGCCTGAACAGCCCTGCGTCGCGTCGCGCGACCGGGGCTCGGGGCTGTAGGAGCGCCACGATGGTCGTGGCCCCTTCAGCAGAGGACGCCGTCCCATGGCCCGTCTTTCCGATACGCAACTCGTCATTCTCTCGGCCGCCTGCCAGCGCGACGACCGCCTCGTCCTGCCGCTGCCCGAGCGCCTCAAGGGCGGCGCCGCCAACAAGGTGATCGACAGCCTTGCTGCCAAGGGCTTCATCGAAGAGGTCAACGCCAACAACGGCGACCCGATCTGGCGAAGGAAGGCCAACGGCCACGGCGTCACCTTGGTCGTCACCGACGCCGCATTCGAGGCGCTCGGGATCGAAATCGATGCCGATCCCGACGCCAATGAAATGCCGGGGCCGGCGCCCGACGCCGTCCAGATCGACGACGCTACGGCGAGTGATCCCGCTCTCGCAACGGCCAATGCCGAAACCGGGCCGAGTGGTGCCGCCCGCCGCACGCGCGAGAACACCAAGCAGGCGAAGCTGATCGCCATGCTGCGCGCGCCCGATGGCGCGACCATCCACGAGATCGTCGCCGCTCTCGAATGGCAATCGCACACCGTGCGCGGCGCCATCGCCGGCGCGCTCAAGAAGAAGCTCGGCCTCGACGTCACGTCGGAGAAGGTCGAAGGGAGGGGGCGAGTTTACAGCCGGCCGCGCGACTGACGCCGCACACCACGACCGTCCCGATGCCGCCGTCTCGCATGGGGCGGCGGCATTCGCTCAGCTTGAAGGGGGTGTTTCAACAGGGATCACTGCGCCAGCGTCCGTCAGTATGCGCGTCGCGGCAAAGAGCCAGCGAAACTCCTCTTCATCCAAACCCTCGCCGTAGAGTTCACGGAACAGCTCATCGTTGAGGCGGGCGATGTCAAAAATCATGAAGACATGAAGGCCGTACATCAGTTTCGCCAGTTCGAAATTGTAGATCGGAACTAGGCTTGGCGCCGCCAGATCGCCCAATTCGACATGAACCAATTGCAGCGCAATGTCGCGTCGGGAAACATGCGCGATCGCGTTCATATCACCATAGACTGGTCCCCACCCAGCAAGGCGACCACCAATCCTTGGCGTTCTTCCTTCGCGGCGCGTCCCATGCACAAATTCGTGCACGGCCTCTATCGTTTCCATTTCTTGCTTCAATAGCGCCGCGGCTTGCGAGTATAGGCCCTCCGATATCGCCGTTTCACATGGCTCAACGCCTTGAAGAAACTGTGCTGTCAAACTCATCCTGCCTTCTACAGAAGGACCGCGTGGATCGAACTTCCTCCCTGAGAACCGATCGATGGCACGATAGATTGCGCTCAACGCGAATTCATGCGCAACGAGAAGTTCTTTGGCATCCTCCTTCCAGCGTGCTCTGACTTCCTTACGCCTCGAGAGTTGGCTAGCCATCAGAACGATGGCAGGTGATGATTGGTAATCTGTCACTACGCTGTGCTCCATGTGACTTTAAGTGTCTTCCATCTTCTTTGGGGAGCAGGGAATCAAG